TATCTATGCCCGGACCCGATAGGGCTGGCGGGGGGATTAAACCCATACGGGTATGTGCATAATCCGGTGAGCTGGGTGGATCCGCTGGGGCTGGCGGGTTGTAAAGGGAATAAGGGCGAGCTAAGTAAACCTGATTTTTATGTTGGGCCTGCAGGACCAAGTTCAACAATGCCTTCTAAAGCCTATAGGCATATGGATAGTGAATCTCAATGGGCAGCCTCTACAATAGAAAACAAAACTGCACCACTTAGCTATTTTGGTTATACAAAGTATGGTTCAGGTAAAGAAGCTCGAGATGCTTATCAAATATTTTATGAAAAAGGTAACCCAGGCTCTTGGAGTGACGCTCGATTACTTGGAGAATTTGATACATTACAACTTTACAAAGGGGGAGTACCACAGGTTAAAGTGCCTCTTGCTAATGGGGGAAAAGGACCTGAACTTGAGCTATTTACAAGTGCGTATCCTCAGTATGGTAAAGGTGGTGCAGTCCAGTTATTACCTACAGAGAAAAACTTACCTGTGACTTTCGATAAAGTAACAATTATTCCGGAATAACTATATGACTGAAGATGAATTACGAAAAAACCTTAGATATTTAATTGATAAATATATTATAGACAAAAATAAAAAAGATGAAATATATAATTACATTGATAGAGAGGACGTTCCAGTAAAAGGAATATTGGCAGATCTTAATAACTTTAGAGTAGAGAAAATTACTCAAGATGATGGGAATTTAATTCGTGATATTTATTTTCATTATTGTTAACTAAAAAATAATGAAAATAAGCCTGAAGATCTATCAATCTTCAGGCTGACTTTTTTTAAGATTCGGTCAGTTAACTCTGAGTGGCTTGTTTGATCTGCGACTAACTGAGAGGTTGTTTTGGACAAAATTGAACTAAGAGATAAATTAAATTCATTAGGGGTGTCTTCTTCATTGTATTCTTTGGAAGGAGGTTTTCCTAATGAAAAACTTTGTCTGGCTCATGAGGGTGGAAGTTGGTTTGTTTATTATTCCGAACGAGGAGTTAAAACGGATTTGAAAGAATTCACTAACGAAAATGACGCTTGCGTTGATATTTTTAATAAAATTAAGAGTATCGTTGATGGTGTTGTTAGGTAGTTTAAATTAAAAGTATATTAATGACTTGAAGGAGTTTATAACACCGTAACTAATAATTAAAATTTAGTTATTTTAATTAAAAAAGCGATAGAATGAATTGATGGTTTTACTTTAAAGAATAAAAAATTCGTTATGGTTGTGACTTTTAGTAAAATATTAAATGGTTTTAAGATGAAATTTTAACATGTATTACAAGAAATACAATCAGGAAAATATCTAAACAGAATAGAACGTAACCTAGGAATATAAAGGATTTTAATGTTTGGCTGGAAAAGTTTAAAAAAATCTTCCCAGCCAAAATAATATTTAATTATAAAAATAGCCTTGATACCAAAGCGAATGTGCTAGCCGGGGGCGTAATGCCGACTATGATGGCGAGACGGGGCAATATCTATGCCCGGACCCGATAGGGCTGGCGGGGGGATTAAATCCTTACGGGTATGTGCATAATCCGGTGAGCTGGGTGGATCCGCTGGGGTTGGCAACATGTCCTCCTCATCCATATCAAGGTGTTAGAGATGCATCAGAATATTTGCAGTCGATGGGCGTACCTCGCTCACAAAGGAAGCAAATAATTGATTCTTTTGAGCTTTCAGGTATGTCAGTACAAAAAGCCAGTAATGACCTCCATGGCTTGCGCTTCCACGATTATGGAAAAACGGCTAGAGCCGAAGGTCAATATCTTTTTGAAACTTTTACCCCACAAATTAATCGAAATGGGTTAGCTTTACCTCCTGACTGGAATGGAATGACAGGAATTAAACAATGGCAAATCACACCAAATACAACCATTATCAGAGGACGAGCAGCTCCTCAATTTGAGTATGGATCTCAGTATAGTGGTGGAGCAGATCAGATTTTTGTCCTTCAACCGTGGAAATATGGTTCTTTACAATGAAAAATTTAGATAAAAATTTTTTAACCGAAACACTTCAATTAGTTTTAGATGCAATAGAATTGCATAAAAATAAAATGCCAGCACCTTTATCTATTGATGTATTAAATTTAGTGAGAAAAGAGTTGGAAGAAATGATAAAAGTGATGGATCCTCAAATTTATACACCATCCTACCCGAGATTTATTATAGATTGGCCAGATGATACTGGACTTATAGAGAAGTTGGTTGATGTGGATTATTACTACAAAAAAATAAAAAACACCAAATAGTAAATATATAGGTGACTACTTATCAAATGATTATATAGCCAGAAAAACCCGAAATTATTTCTGGCTATATATCAGAGATGTATGTTAAACCGGTAATTACATGACCTCGCCACTATGATGGTGAAATAGGGAAATATCTATGCCCGGTTCCATAGGGCTGTAAACTCTGATGGATATGTGAATAATCCGGTGGGGCGTTCTGGTTAGGTGTATTTTTAGTAGTACCCTCTAGTACCATTAATATGAGAATATTTAGCATATTTTAAAATGAAAAATGATATTTATACAGACTCTAAAAAATTGGCGGTTATTCTTGATAAGAAAGGATTGCATTTTTATTATGAGAACATTATTGATGCTATAGAATACAGTTCTACGGCAACTGAAACATTAATGAAACTTAGATTTGTTTTAAAAGAAATCGATATTGACAATAGTAATTTAAATAAGAGTGATAAGGGTCTGATTGAAGAAATATTAAATAAAATAAATGATTCGCTTTGATTAGTTTTCAGCAAAAAAATTCATTTAGATTATAATAAGCCAGAAAAATACTCATTTTCTGGCTTATTTTTTACTAAAAATTGCTCGACTGACCCCTAAATAGCTTTTCATAATACCGCTACACCCTTGCTTCGCCAGGCTGGTTTCCGGGGAAAGGTGAAACCACGGCCATAAATTGCTTCACTTGTATCAGTAATTGCCACATGTAACGATATTGATGGTTACGAGTAATGGTTTCGTGCAGTGATAACCAAAGCAACTCTATTTTATTTAACCATGGTGAATATGTCGGTAAAAACAACAGCTTAAACTTCGGGTTTTCCTGTAACCAGTCTTCTACTTTTCGGCTTTTGTGTATGACATAATTATCCAGGATTAATGTAATGGTTTCAGCTCGCCGATAGGTTTGCCTCAGCTTTTCCAACATATTGATAAATAAGATAGAGTTTTTGCTTGCCCCACTAACGTAATCGACCCTACCTGTCATCGCATTGACTGTTCCTGCAAGATAGTGTTTTTGATTCTGCCCCGGTGTGGCGATCCGTTTTTATTGGCCTTTCATACACCAGTCAGCACCTATTTTAGGGTTGGTGCGAGTAAAGTAAACCAGTTAATCCATCGTCCAACAGAAGAGCGAGCAGCACAAAGAATTTTGGTGGTATGAGAGACAGTTCACCATTATCTTGTATCTAGTCCATGCCAATATGGTGATCGTTTTCAATCTCATTAAGTACCTGTTGAGTTGCGATCTCACTGGCGATTAAGGTTATTATCAGGCCATTCCGATATGGTTGTATTTTAAATTTTGTGCCGGGCGTAAACCCTGTCTTTATAATATTTTTAGTGATACAAAGTGACTGGTTTAGCCAGCCACATTTTTTTGTTTTATAAATTCTACGTGATAAAAACAGGTCAACTGCCTGTTGCCATTAAAACCTCGTCAACAAAGCGTTTGGCACGGGGAATATCCTCTTCATCAACATGTTCAATAATCAGTGGAATATTAGGATGCTTCTGGGCCAGCAACTCGACATATAACGGATAATTCAACGCGCCTAATCCTGCTGCCGGTAATTCTACTGAACCCGCCCCTCTAAAGCTGTTATGTTCCGCGGCACCTCCACCAAATTTCTCTGCGATAGCATCTGTTTTTTTACAGTCTTTGGCATGAGCGATTTTTATTCTGCTCTCGAGCACGTTAAAAATGTTGTGCAGTGTTTCATCAATAGCGTCTATGTTTTTATCGTCAAAATAGTTGGTGGGATCCAAGGCTAATCCTAATCCGGGATGTTCAACTTCTTGCATCAATCGGGCAACCTGTCCTACGGAACCGATGATGTTATTGACGTAATTTTCCACGAGGAACACCGCATTATGCTCATAGGCAAAGGTCGCTAACTCTTTGGCGATAGCTTTAAATTCCTGATAAGCCTCTTCAGTACTATTTTTAGGATCGTACAGCCAGTCACTGTCCGTATTATAAGTTCCGGTTTCACTAATGACATATGGCGTGCCAAAGTGACGAGCGTGAGCGAGGATCTCTTTCACCGCAGCAATATTTTCCGCACGTTTTACCGGGTCCGGATGAACTAAGTTGGTATACGCCGAGATAGCCACAATGGGAATATTCGCCCGACGAAATGCATTACGTACCTGATGCGCTTTTTCTTTGGTAATGCGCCCCCGGCGAAGATCAATGTCGGTGAACTCAAGATCGAGTTGCACACATCCCATACCCGCCTGCTTAATTTTGTCGATGGTGTCACTCAGGGTGTAAGGGTAATAACCAGTAAAGATGCCAACGTTAATCATTTTGCATTCTCCAGGAGTATTTCATTGAGATAGACGGTTCTCTCTTGCTGAATAGAGAGATAACAAGCCTCAATACAGGCCAGCGTACCAAGATTGTCTTCTGCACTTATTTCCGGGGGGCGGTTTTCTTCAATAGCGCACATCAAATTTGCCATGGTGCCGATAAATGCATCCGGGAACCATTGTCTTTCCCATTTTGGGGCGATCCATTGTCCGGGATGATTCCGCGACGCCAATTTCAAGGTACTTCCGCAATATTCAGGTTCCCGACGATGCCAGCCAAAATCACCTTCTGCCAGTCCGTCACTTCCCTCTACGCGCCAGTTGATGTAGTTATTTTTGGCGCAAGGTTCACCCGGCCATGCCCACACATCATCAAGGCTGGTTGCGATAAGACCATTTGCGTACTGGAAAGTGTATTGGGTGATCCCGTCAATATGTTCAAAGGTGGTTCGCGGATCAGTGCGACATACTGCGGTTACTTTTACCGGGTCACCAAATAAAAACCGGAAAGCATCAATATGGTGGATTGCCATGGCATACAGTTCGAGCTTTTTATATTTTTGCAAAAAAGCCTGCCAGTCTGGAATAGCGCGCATATCTATGCTGGCGATAACAGGATCGCCGATCAGTTGATTCTCAAGAATATATTTAAGCGCCCGCATGGAAGGGTCATAGCGCATATTGGAGTTAACCGCGATGGGAATACCACTCTGTTGGCTAAGACGCACAATCTCACGGCCATCCTTCAGCGACATTGCCAGTGGTTTCTGACAAAGAATGCCTTTGATATGTTTGGCCGCAGAATTGCTTTCACAAATAAAGCGCACAATTTCGAGTTGGATATGCGGTGGGACGGCAATATCGATAATATCGATCTGCGGATCGCAAACCATATCCTGCCATGTCTCATAAACTTTTTTTATCGCAAATGTCTCAGCCAACCGGTGATTCTGGCTATGCTCCTTTGAGGTTATGCCATAAGGCACGAAGCCTGCTTTTTGATAAGCAACCAGATGGCAATGCTCAACGATAAAACCTGCACCAATAATCCCGATGCGGTAATCCCGTCGTTTCGGTAGTACAGGCTGGGTTGCGTGCTCTAATTGGCTAATTAATGTATCCATAATGCCTCCAGTTGGTCATCTTTGCTTCTGGCGTTTATCCATCCGCGGTGGACATGTGATTACTTTAGTCCGTTGTGGGATAAGACGTTATAGGCAGAACTCCCCGCGGTATGGACACAATTCTCATGTCAATGGATTTGTGAGCCGCTTCAAAAATTCATCAGTATGATGAGGGGGAACCTGTTTTTATCTTCTTGGCATGTCACGATGAACCGGGATATAGCCTGAATTTCTGTCATCAACATCGTGTGGGGCGTATGGAAAAAAACATGCAACGAACGCAGGTCGTGGCGAACTGGTATCGAGAGTCGGATGAGTTTTCGACGTTGGTGAACTACCGGATTCTGCGTGCGGGTCATATTCGTGCAGCCGATAATTTTCATGTACGCCGTCAGTCTGTTGCCGGTCACGAATTGATTTTTTGTCTCAATGGTAGTGGATTTATCCGCCTGGAAAATAATCTTCATGAAGTTAAAAAGGGCAATCTCGCTTGGTTACCTGTCCGTTGGCCCCATGAACATTTTCCAAATAAACAAGAACCCTGGGAGATTTTATGGTTACGCATTGATGGCGCTAAACTCAACAATATCATGCAGATCCTTGATGTTGCCCAACAACCGGTTTTTGAATTCACCCCCCCTGAAACCATCACCGATATTTATCACCGCCTATTTGATTTAATGCAGAGTCATACCCTCGTGGCGGATGCCCATTGCGATGTGCTGTGTTCCCAACTGATATACACCCTGCTGGAGAATCGCAGTTTCGACGCCACGAAATCGCCGGTCATTTCCCATCGTGGGCTGGGGCGGCTGATTTATCAGATTCATAGCCATTACAATGATGACTGGGATATTGATAAGTTTATGCAGTATTGCCAAGTGAGTAAGTCGCAACTTTTTCGATTATTTCAGGAGACATTTAATCAAAGCCCTTTGAGGTGGCTTAAAAATTATCGCCTTTCCCAAGCGCGTCGTTTATTAGTGGAAACCGAGGAGACCATTAGCCGTATTGCTGGGCAGGTGGGGTATAACGACCCGCTACATTTTTCCCGTGATTTTCATCGGTCAGTCGGTTTATCCCCAAGTGATTTTCGCCGCCAAGAGCGGCAATTGGATAATGACCGTCACGACTGAGTCATTTCCTGGCTGTCGCCACGCACGATAGGATTATGAGAGATGAGCAGCATACGGCCTCCCGTTGTTATGAGCCACCAAGAATGAGAAACCAAGATAGATAGGGATTTGGCGAAAATAAACGGGATTTCGCAGGAATAGAATCGAGTTGTGGTGCGGCTTGTAGCGCTATGTTATAGATTAACCCTACAAAGAAAAATAAATTGCTCGAAATAAGAAAAAATTCTCTGGCACAGCTTTTGAGTCACTTATTCTGATAAAACGAGGGACTACGTCAATCACCGTTTAAAACATTTTTAAATGGCCTTTGCAAATGGGGCTAATGCAGCCCCTTATCCTACTTTTTGGTCATCTAGCCTTTGACTAGGTAAAGACTTGAGCTTTTCTGCAACGTGCGACAAAATCTCTTGAATCCTTTCATTAGGTAGTGCTAATAACCTTGCTTCTAGTTCTTCTGCGCTACTATCTGGACTTACTAGTTGGCCAGAGGAATAAGGGGCGAGTAACGAAGTAATGCCATAACGAAATACCTTATCTATAACCGCCTCTCTCTCTTGTTGTGTCATGCGTTCGAAAATGGATGCCCACATTTTTTCGCACTCATCAGTAAACGCCTCTCTTGTTGTATTTATATTTGATATTGCAGTTTTTTCCTCACCTACAGCTAACCACTCAGCACTACACCCCCCTGCAATTGCCAATACCTCTATTTTATCTAGTGATGGATATGTTTTTCCTGCAACGTAGTTCCCAATAACCGAATCAGATAAGTTGCATTTCCTTGCAAATGAACGATTTGACTCATTCCCCATAATCAACTTCAATCGCTCGCCAAATCGGTTTATTCCTGGCATTGAAATAAACTGATGCGGTTTTTTCTCGTCATCAATGGTTTTTTCTCTGCAAGTCATTGTTATCAAGATAACTCCCCCTCTGTAATTATCATCACTCAATTGCGTATAAAAAACCGCAAATAACTTTACATGCAGTTTTTTATTGCCTATATTTATACGCATACCGATAAGCGTTAGAGATTATCGGCACAGATAAACCCATGAGGATCACACAATGCAGACAAACAGACAAGACTGGCATCGCGCAGATATTCGCGCAGCGTTAGAAAAAAGTGGCACTAATCTACGAACCCTCTCTGTTGCAGCAGGTCTGTCCAAAGACACTTTACGCAATGCCCTAGTTCGCCCTTGGCCAAAAGGCGAGCGTTTAATCGCTCATGCCATCGGTGTTAATCCAGAGATCATCTGGCCAAGTCGTTATGAAAAATGGAAGGAGGCTGTATGAAAAACGTCTGGGTGGTAGGCGCTGATGGTCAACTCTTTTTTAATATTCAAAATGAGGATAATGCCAAGGCCGAGCTTATACGTGCTATCGAAACATATCCGCACGACCTTGATTGGTTGGAGTTACTCCTTCATGTCGTTACACATCTTTCGAATCCTTCAGGAAACCCTTTAACAACTCAATGGCCAGAACATCCCCCCGTTCTCTTGGATGGTTGTTCTTATTCTGAACGAGTTGCTGCAAAACAAGTTCAGGGGTGAATGATATTCCTTTTTGTAGCAGCTCATACACAGCGTAGCCCATCGATATAGCGGGTACGTTAAGCGTATGACCTCACAGCTCAATAAAGGTGTAGGTGTTGCCGAGGTGGGCTGGCTTGACGGCTGGCTTGCATTCCGGGTGCTTGAGTGCATCAAGCAGTGGCATATTCGTCTGATGATCAAATCAATGATAGCCCGCCGCAAGTCTCTGCCTGTTAACCCTATTACCGGTGATGAGTCGCGTGATTACCCGGTTATTGCCAATGCCTACGAGGCCAGCCTATGAAACTGTCCCGCTGCCCTATCTGCCATACCGACTGGCATCTGGAAGCCTTGTGCGAAGATGATTCCAGTCGCCAGTTACTCAAAATCATTGCGGATTTACCAGGGAGTTGTGGCCGTCACCTTGTTGCTTATATCGGTTTATTCCGCCGTGAAAAGTCAAATCTGAGCAGCAGTCGCGCTCTTAAGCTGGCGTCCGATGTGTTGGAACTCTATACACCGGGTCGCGTTCTGGCCCATGCACTCAGTGAAACTGTTGAACGTATCCGCGAGAAACGCGCACTGGGCGATAAGAAACCCCTGTCGAATCACAATTATCTGAAAACGGTATACCAATCGTCTAAACAGATTTTTGCTCAAACCAGTACAGTCAGCTCCAGGGAAAAACAGCAGGTAGAACAAGTCCGTAATGCCGAGAATCACGATGATTATTTCAAGCGAATGCAACAGCTTGGAGTTGATATTGCCACGCTGCCGGGCGGGGCCGACTGGCTCAAAACACAGGGGGATATATGAACGATAACTTACCGCTGTTTGATGATGAGCACGGAGAGCTGGGACAACTGCTGGACAGGATAGACGCTAACTGAAGCGGAATATCTGAAACGCAAGAAAGGAGCAGCTAAATAATGGCTATCGTAACCCCCGCACTCGTCAAGGCGCTGTTTACCGGCTGGAATGGTGATTTCCAGAACGGTTTAGATGGCGCAGCCAGTCAGTATGAAAAAATCGCCACCATTGTACCGAGTACCACGAAATCCAATACCTATGGCTGGCTGGGTCAGTTCCCCGGTATGCGTGAATGGATTGGCGATCGTGTCATTAAAGATATGCAGGCACACGGCTACCAATTGGTTAACCGTCCGTTCGAAAGCACAGTTGGCGTGAATCGCGATGATATCGACGATGACAACGTGGGGATTTACTCCCCATTGTTCACCGAAATGGGTCGCGCAGCCGGTGTCCAGCCTGACGAGCTGACATTCGGCGCGCTGTCGCAGGGCTTTGACACCCTGTGTTATGACCGCCAGAACTTCTTTGATACTGACCATCCGGTCTATCCCGCCGTTGACGGCACCGGCACAGCAGCCAGCGTCAGCAATATCCTGTCAGTCGAGGGTTACACCGGTCAGCCGTGGTTTGTGCTGGACTGCTCCCGCGCCATCAAGCCGGTCATCTTCCAGAACCGCAAATCGCCCGAACTGGTGGCGATGGATAAGGTCGATGATGAAGATAATTTCATGCGCAAGCTCATTCGTTATGGGGTCGATACCCGTTGCGAAGCCGGTTATTCCTTCTGGCAGTTGGCCTATGCCGCGAAAGCACCGCTCAATGCTGACAATGTGTGGCAGGTCATTCAGTCCATGCGTTCGGGGCGTGCTGATGGGGGCCGTCCGCTGGCCATTCGTCCCACTCATCTGGTGGTTCCACCGTCCATGGAAAAACAGGCCACGCAGCTCCTTGAGCGTGAACTGACCGTCGACACTGAGGGCGGTACCGTCAGCAATGAAATGAAAGGCCGTCTGGAGTTGATCATCGGTGACTATCTGTAAGCCGAGACAAACCCGTTTTAATGCCCTTTTAAACAGGGTGAAAACCCTGTTTAAACCTTATTTAAGGAAGTTGGATGTCATGCCAAACCCAAATGAAACGAATGTGGAATACGTCGATATGGTCGGCGTTAGCGTGGTCAATACAGCACATGACGGTTATCGCCGGGCGGGCTTTGTTCTCGCCCTGGGTGAAAATATTTTGCCGCCGGTTACCTTCCAGAGGTTGCGTTCACTGGAAACAGACCCGCGTCTGTCTGTGTCGGTTATCGCGGCAGCTACGGATGATTTGCCGCCGCGGGGGCTGGCAAATACCGAGTTACCTGACGTGGTAGCCGATATTTCCCCATTGTCTGGCACACAGCCTACCCGTGCCGAACTGCTGCTGGGCGCGGTGATGTGTGCTGCGTTGGAAACCGATCCCCTGGTCTTCTCTACCAAAAGTGGTACACCACGTATGGATAAATGGCGTTCACTGGTCGGCGATGACCTGACCGTTGAGGAAATCACTCTCGCACTGACGGGAGGCACTCAACAATGAGTTACGCCACCCTGACCGACATTTACAGCCGTTACAGCGCAGATTCCCTGCATACCCTGGTGGATACCAAAATTGATAACTGGCACAACCTTGAGTCGGCGGAACTGGCCACAGAACGGGGACGGTTGATCCAGATTGCGCTGGATGATGCGGCGGCAACAATTGACGGCTACATCGACAGCCGGGCTACGCTGCCGTTAAAAACCGTGCCACAGGTCTTGGTCAGGCTGGAGTGTGTGCTAGCCCGCTTTGCACTCGAAGACGGTGCGGCGACAGATAAAGCCACCAAAGACAGTGAGGATGCGTTGCGTTTGCTGGAAAAAGTCGCCGCCGGTGATGTCAGCCTGGGCCTTAGCAAAGAGGCCGAACGCCCTGACGGGGGTGATGTGGCCATGATGAGCAGTGCGGGCAGTGTCTTCAGTCGTGAGAAATCAAAGGGGTTTATCTGATATGGCGGCCCCGACCTCTGTCACCTCCGAAATCTCTAACGCGTTGCTGACGGGTATCCGCCAGTTATTCGGCAAAACGTTGCGCAAGGTGGATACCCATCCGGGGCAATGGAGTGACAGCGCGGTAAAAACCATTATCAATACCGCGCCTGCCGTCTATGTGGCCTGGCTCGGAGGCCGTCCGGGCACCGTCCGTCAAACGATGGTCAGCACCTGGGGGATTTTTATCAGTGCGCAGGTGTTGAATGGCCGTACCAGTGACCAACCTGGCATCTATCAAATCGTTGAACGCCTGACTGCCTGGTTACACGGGCGGCGTCTTGCGCCAGCGGGCCGCTTTGTGCTGACACAAGCGGGCAATCTGTGGAGCGACACCCAGAGTGCGGGCGGTGTGGCGGTTTACGGTCTGTATTTTGAGGCACCGCAGCAGTTACCGGATGCGATTGATCTCAATGATGACGATATCGGTGACTATGCCACCCACTTCCAACAGTGGGCGGAGCCTGCCGGTACGCCGGAACAAGAGGCGCTTATTTGCCTTCCTATCCAGGATAAAACACATGACTGAGTTACATATCAAACCGGCCCCGGGGCTGACGGTTCGTGACCCTGATTCTTACGAGCCATTAGCCGCCAAGGGTGAAAAGAAACCGCGTACCAGCTTTTGGTTGCGCAGACTCAAAGACGGTGACGTCGTGACCGTCACTGCCACTGTTGACGCCGCAGTCCCCAAGAAAGGAGCCGATAAATAATGACCATTTCATTTAAAGACATCCCGGACAATATCCGTGTACCGCTCTGTTATATCGAGTTTGATAACAGTGCGGCGGTCAAGGGCACCCCGCAGGTATTGCATAAAACCTTACTGTTGGGTTTACGTCTTGCTACCGGTAGCGTTCCGGCGGGTCACCCCTTCCGCATTACCTCCGCCAGTGCTGCCGAAGACGCATTTGGTCGTGGCTCGATGCTGGCCACCATGGCCAGCGGCTTTATTCAGGCTAATGCATTCAGTGACTTGTGGGCCATTGCCATTGATGACGATGAGGAAGGCGTCAAGGCCACCGGCACTGTCACCCTGTCCGGTGTTTGTGCGACTCCGGGGCAAATTGCGCTGATGATTGCCGGTACGCAGGTACGCGTGACCGTGCTGGCCGGTGACACCGCTGCCGCGATGGCCACGAAAATGACGACGGCCATCACTGCCCGTAAAACCTTGCCGGTGACGGCGAAATCTACCGAGGGCGTCGTGACGCTGACCGCCAACTGGAGCGGGGTTACCGGCAATGATATTGATATCCGGGTGAACTATTACGACGGTGAAATGCTGCCCTCCGGTGTGGGCTGTACAGCATTACGCTGGTTGAGCGCTATCCGCACCATTGCCTGCGGGGTTGCAATTACCCTATTTACCCCGAAAAAAACTGGTTTCGTGTCTTTGTCTACGTGGCCTCTACGGTCTCTCACTACTCGACGGTACTGGACAATTGCAGACAACGTTTACGGGTGGCTGATGCAGCAGATCTTGAGTGTCTGCTTGAGCGCTATGCTCCCGCAGAAACCGAATTCATCTTTATATACGAGGATTAATCATGTACGGATTGGATAACAACAGCGGTATCAATGTCATGCCTGCTGTCGCCCCTGCCGTCAGCCCGACGCCACTGTGGTTTACTGATGGCAGCGCAAATCAGCCCCCCAGTTACCCAGGGCAAGACTGGTTTAATATCATCACGGCGGAAGTGCTGAATGTACTGGTGGAAGCGGGTATTGCCCCGAATAAGGGTGACCTGACACAACTGTCCAAGGCCATTAATAAAATAATTTCCAGTGGTTCATTACTGATAAAGAATAATTTGAGTGAGATTAAAGCGGCTGGGCCAACCGCTATTGCTCAGACTCTCGTAAACCTTGGTTTAAAGGAAGCGGCTAAGCGTGATGTGGGAACGGGCGTTAATCAAATACCGGATATGGCAAGTTTTCCCGCCTCATTAAGTTCAAATGGATATATAAAATTACCGAGCGGGATCATTATTCAGTTTGGTTCCGCATCAGGAAGCCAAGTCGTTAACTTGCCAATTGCTTTTCCTAATACTGGACTTGTTGCTTATGCATCGTCTGGCACACCCTCCGTTTACGCGACAACAGGAATATTCACAAAAACAACATTACAGGTAGTGTCTGCGACTGGCGGCGCGGTTGCCTGGATTGCGATCGGTTATTAATAAATAAGGGGACAAAATGAGTACTTACTTTTACAGTCATACAAATAATAGTTTTTACCCAGCGGACTTAATTGAAAGCTATCAACAGGGTGGAACATGGCCGGAGGATGGAATCGAGGTAACGGACGATGTTTTTATTATGTATTCAGGTACCCCGCCCGAAGGAAAAGTGAGAGGTACAGTTGATGGAATGCCTGCATGGGTAAATATCCCGGCACCGCCAGAACTGACGTCGGATGAGCTGGCCGCCACGGCGCGCAGTTATCGTGATGCGTTTATTACTGCCACCGATTCAATGATGGTCAGTGATTACTGCATAGGTGATACACAGTTGACGGAAGCGCAACGCACTGAGCTTATGGAAGCCCGCACCGCGTACCGCTCATGGCCGACATTGGAAAACTGGCCACTAATTGAATTGCCCGAACTGCCGCAATGGCTCTTGGTTGAGACTGTTAATCAGGGCTACCGTGTACCTGAGTGGCCTGTGGTGGAATAACTGTATGCAGTTTAATCGGGTTTATCAGCCCAGTAGCTCAGAGCTAGAGTACCCATGTCTACTGTTTGCGTCACATAATTTGATAAAAACGCGTTGGCCGAGTAATTACCAATTCATGTGACACGCTTTCGCAATTTACGCGACGCGCTACACCCGTTGTAGGAGCCGTATGTGTGTTATCAACAGAATATTTGGGTATAAACATCGTCAACTGCGCCAATACCGTCAACCGCAGCTTTCACAACAATCCCCCCTAGGCGTTGAGTTCCGGTACGACGTTGTCGAGAATGCGTTGCCGTCTTGCGACATAAGCGGGCAGCGGTTTTACGCCAGATTCATCGGTGAACCAGGCAAAAGGATCGGTACTGGCAACCAGTGCAAAATTGGCCCACGGATTAAATGATCCGGAACGGATAACAACTTTGGCTTGGTGGGCAAGGTCGTGGCAGAGCGTTTCGTGACTGGCTGCCTGAAATTCAGCGCCGGAGCCGGTATAGAGGGTTTGTACGTCACGATAAAGTTGTGGGTGACAATCCCGGACTTCACTGGCAAAGCGGACTTCTTCCACAAAAATTTCTTTGCGTAGGACGCGCAGAATATCCAGTACATCAACGGTGCCAGGCCAAAACCCCAAATCGATACGTTTAGCCTGCGGCGGGATCGGGAAGCCTGCATCCGTGACCAATATAATGTCGGTATGGCCTAAGGTGGCTAAAGCGGCGGCAAGTTCAGGGTGTAAGATTCTATCGGGTCTCATTATTGTTATTCCTCTTTCACGGTTATAGATCGCATAAAAGCATCGACATCTTCGCGGTAGCGATAGGACGGAACCGTTTCCCAATCCATACAGCACAACGCCGCCGTGGCGTTAGCAAACAGCACAGCTTCGCTAATCGGCAGCCCTTCATCCAGCGCGACGGCCAGTGCCGCGTTAAAGCTGTCACCTGCACCGTTACTGTCGACGACATCAATGATGCAGGGGGGAATTTCTTGTGTGTCGTTGCGACCAAACACCGCAGAACCTGATTCACCCAGCGTCATCACGACATATTGGCAACCGGTTTCCAGTAAGAGGTTGGCAATCTCTCGGTTGCTGCGTGGGTCATCCGGAGGCAGACCCAGAGCCACGCGGGCTTCCGTTTCATTAGGGGTCAAATAATCAATCGCGCTGAGATCGAGACCGCGCAGATCCCTTGCCGGAGCCGGGTTCAGGATGGTTATTTTGCCGAATTCTTTTGCCCGTTGGAGTCCGTAAAGTGCCGTTTCCAGCGGGATTTCAAGCTGTGCGAGCACCACATTGCTTTGTTTGAGCTGGGATAAGGCGCTGTCCACCAACGCTGGGGTAAACAGTTTATTGGCCCCCATATCCACGACAATCACGTTACGGGCTTCTTTATCTTTAACGATAAGTCCCGCCCCCGTTGGTAATTCTCCGCTGATGGTTAATGCGTCGATATTGACGCCTTCTTCCTGCATCAAGCCGACAAATTCATGGCCAAAGGTGTCATCACCGACGACACCTGCATAGGCGACCTCTGCCCCCAGACGCACTGCCTGAACCGCCATATCCGAGCCTTTACCGCCCCACGTCTGGCGAAAGTCATAGCCAATCAGCGTTTCCCCAGCCAGAGGAATACGGTCGGTGGTCATCACCAGCGCTTTCGCATAGCTGCCGAGAATAAATACACTCATCACATACTCCTTTAACTGTGCTGTTTGTTATTCATTCATAGTTTGTTTGTTA